AAATAGTATTAATGGGTATACCTAGTTATTTTTCGTATGTATTGAAAAATCACGTAAAAATAATTAAAAGACTACATGACACGAAATGTAAAGATTTATTCGTAGATGCAAATTCTCTCATATATGAAGTCGTGAAAGAATCGCATGAAAATATTTACGAGAATGTATACCAAAAAATTCTGAATTTAATAACCAAGTTAAATCCAGAGTTTACCTTTGTTGCATTTGATGGAGTGGCGCCTTTGGCTAAAATGAAACAGCAGAAACAGCGCCGTTATAAATCGTACATTGTAAAGCAAATCGTACCAAGTAAGAGCTGGAATACAAATGCAATCACACCAGGTACTACATTTATGAATGAATTAGACGCGTATTTGTATGAAAAGTTTAAAAATAACCCGCGTGTCAAATTCAGTGGTTCAGACCAAGTAGGTGAGGGCGAACATAAGATTATGCATTATATGCGCACAAATAAGTGCTTAGATAATCAATTTATTTATGGTTTAGATGCGGACCTAATCATGCTGGGTTTACTCCACTTGAAACATAATAAAAACGTATATTTGTATAGAGAGACGCGTCATTTTAGTTATTTGAAAAACATTGATCCGAATCAAGATTATGTATTTTCTCTCATAGAAATGGAGAAACAAATCAGCGAGTTTGGAATCACAGTAGATAACTATTGTTTCCTTTGTTTTTTGTTTGGTAATGATTTTATGCCGCATTTTCCATCATTGAATATTCGTAATGACGGAATTCCCTATTTGTTAGAAGTTTACAAGAAGTTAAATGTTCCATTGGTATCAACCAACATAAATTGGAATTCCTTTCGTGTCTTGTGCCTTGAACTCGCGAAACATGAAGATGAAAGAATTAGAATGAATATTGAATGGAAAAAGAATCTAAAAGTTCACCCATTGACGGCCGAAGAAGAGTTGAATGTATTACCCGTTCGTGACCGAACTAGAGAAGAGTATTTGGGAAAAAATTTAAGCCAATATTATACATTTTTATTTGGCCAAGATGATAAAAATCCGTGCACCAATTATTTGCAAATGCTAGAATGGACGTGGTTTTATTACAATGGTATATGCAAGGATTATTATATGATGTACGAATTCAGTCATGCGCCTTTATTTAGATCTCTCGTGAATTATATACCGTGCTTTGATGAAGAACTGGTACAACTGAATTTATTGCCGCCACCGCTTGCATTGACACAACTCGTATATGTATTGCCGTATCAAGACTATCACCTAGTTCCAATAAGCACTGCGAATGTTGTAAAAGAATATCCTAATTTATCAGAAACATTTTTCCCAATTCATTATGAGTTTTGCAAATTCTTTTGGGAATCACATGTGAATTTTAATTATATAAACGTAGTAGAATTAAATAAATATATAAAACTAGATAAATTAGATGGAGATGCCCGAAGTATTAAGTAAATATATACAAGATTTTATACGCCCTATTAAACCAAAAACAGAAATAATCGGTGAAATATATAATTATTTTACGGATTTAGAACAAATCATATATAATAAATTTGAATACAAAATAGGTATGCAACTTCACATCAAACAGAATACATATATCATAGTAGATATCAAAAAGAAAAGCATATATTTAAAATGCATGCAGAAACCACATAAAAGTAAAAAGTATGTAAAAAGTGCACTGAGTATAAAGTACTTGGAAAGTAATCATATCATCGTGAAGAGATATAAAAGAGTATGTAATATGGTTACATTGACTTGGAAATATTTGTGTGAAAGAACAGACGAGACCACGAAAAATTACCACAAGATGATTATTTTGAAAAAATACAATAAATTCTGGACTAGTTATATATGATTAGCTTGAAGAATAATATGATTGTATATAAATGAGTAATAATATTAACACTATTCTTGAACTACGTAATTATTTAGAAAATACACCCTATGATGTTACAATTCTCTACGTTTCATATACAGATGTAGCAGATAATGTAGCTTTACGAACGATTGTACGTCTAATATATGAGAAATTAAGATTAAATCCACTATACCAATTAACATATGAGATATTATTTATTAATTCATCTGAGATCAGGCAATTATTTTTAAAAGAGGTAACGATTAAGTATCCTTATTTGTTCTCTTATAAAAAAATCTACAGGTACACTCGCGATGTATGGTGGCGTCCATGTAAAACAGCAAATCCAAACGGATTGATAAAGAATTTAAAAGAATTCATTATAACCACATTAGAAGTACCGGAAATTTGATAGCCAGCGTAGAAATAGAGGAAAATTTGTCACCTAGTGTAGAAATAGAAGAAACAGTTATTTAAAGAATTATACTATTATAATATAATGATAAAAACAAGAGATGAACTTAAATTATATCTACAGAATACCACTTTTGATACAACAATCCTTAAATTTACTGCCACTTGGTGTGGTCCTTGCAAGAACATTGCTTCCGCGATTGATCAGTTAAATGCGCATTATACTTCAAAGAATGTAAACTATGAATATATTGAGATAGATGTGGACGAATGTACTGATTTGTATTTTTTCTTCAAAAAAAACAGAATGTTGACTGGCATACCTACTGTCATGTCTTTTAAAAAGAGAGAATTTACGCAAGAGGGATTCTGGGTACCATATAAGTCATTTACAGGCGCATCACCCAACGACATTGCCATGTTTTTTAAGTTGAGTTTAGAGAATTAGTATAGATATAAATTATATGAATGTACAGGAATTATTAGATTTATTTGCAATGAAAGAATTATCTCTACAAGAATTAAAAGTTGCCAAAAAAAAGGTCCTCATGCTTCATCCAGATAAAAATACAAGGGACACCACCGAGCATTTCCTATATTTCAAAAATGCATATGAAAAATTATGTCAAACGTATGCATACATTCATCATGAAACAGACGAAAATAACTTCAAGGAGCATGACATAGACAAGACATTCAAGGAATTCATAGAAAAAAAAGGGTATACTCCTTCAAAAAATAAAGAAATGTACTTGAAATATTTCAACGAAATGTTTGAAAATGTTCATATTAAAGACGACGACGGCTACCAAGAATGGTTGAAATCCGAACAAGGAATATATGATAAAAATGATTTAGAAAAGTCCAGGAAAAAACTCATCAGTGATATTGTGAAAGTGGAAACAGTTGAATCGGGTTCATTTGGAAACTATTACTCGGATGTAAAAGAAGCGCACATGAACACGATTATAGGAGTAGATCAAGAGAAATTGTACGGTGAAAAAAGGAAATTTAAAACAGTAGAAGAATTGCAGAGGTATAGAGCAGATGTAGGAAAAATGTTGTCAGAACAAGAAAGTTTACAACAGATTAAAGAAAAGGAGGAAAGTGAGAAAAAAGAATCTATTCACCAGTCGTATGAATGGTTGAAAAAAGAAGAAGAGATGAAAAGTAGAAACAAGAATTATGTGTCTAAATTTTTAATGTTATCCAAGTAAATAATATATCGGTATATCATATGTATCTATATTTTTTTATTATTATTTTATTGATAGCATACCTAATTTACTACCAATATGATGATTTGTGTAAAAAGGATAAATTATTATTCAAGGGAGAACTAATTGATATTAATACATTTTTCTTTTCTGATTCTTACTTGAAACAATCTAAGAACAGAAAAATATGGGTACATATTCCATTTGAAAGGAATTCGCGAAAATGGACGAATTTTGGTTCAAGAACATCCACTGATTTGAACCTTGCATATATGACTTTGTGTATAAAATCTATTATAGATAATTGTGGAGAAACGTACGATATATTTATTATAGATGACACCAATTTTAGTAATCTTTTAAATGATGATATTGATGTGAACAAATTATCTGGCGCATTAAAAGAAAAATATAGAGAATTATGCATGTTAAAAGTATTATATAATTATGGGGGTGTCATATTGCCAGCATCCATTTTTTTGAAAAAAAACATCAAAACAATAGATGACCCCAATATTTGGTACGTTTCTGAGATAAGTAATACGTTCAACGTATCCTATTTGCCATTGTATCCAACGCAGCTACTAATGGGATCTAATAAAAAGAATGATAAATTAATAGAATACATTCAATATTACTCCGAAAAGATTAAAACTGATTTTGGAGAAGAAAGTTTACATTTTTCAAATTACCTTAAAACAAATAAAGTTGTTTGCTTAGATGGAAAAATAATTGGTGTTAGAGATAATAAGGATCAGCCTATCATGTTAGAAGATTTAATGGAAAATAAAAAAATACAATTACACAAAGAACACGTTGGTGTATATATACCACACTCAGAATTGTTACGGCGAAACAAGTATAATTGGTTTTGTTCATTAAGTGCCAAGGAAGTTTTAGAATGTAATATCTTTATATCGCATTACATGAGAACATAAAAATAATATTCAATATAATGCGTAGACTTGTTGTATTTCAATTTAGATGTAAAGTGGGTTTCATTTGATTTACATATTTGACGAATGACTGTAATAAAGCTTGAATAATTGATTTCTCTCGTCAAATAAAATTGTTTTGATTTATGATAATGCGGGATCAATTTATCAAAAAAGGGTTTAATAAGGTTATTGTATTCGGCCTTTTTGAATATGGTTTCATTGATCACGACATAATTGTTTTCAACAATACCAATTGAAATAATGAATTCATTGAAGAAATCAATCTTTGTTTTTATAATTTGATTCATTATATATTATTATTATATTTTACTATAATATCATTTGTAAAGAATAGTAACATTAATTTATTATCAAACCCGTCATATATGTATTGTATGTAAAAACATACCTGCTCTATCAATTTGTATTTGTTTGCATTTTGTGTAAGCTTAATGTATTCATAAAAAAAATAATAGATGTCTAATAACGAATAACCTTTTTCGTACAACTCAAACAAAATATTCGTAGCAGCCTTTACATCCTTGATTGCAATCTGTTGAATATACTTGTCAAAAATATCGTAATTGATCGTTAATATGTATTTATTAATATCAATTGTTGTTTCATTCAGTAGTTTTATTTTGTTGAAAATATTATAAATATAATACGGTGATATATTGGAATGGTTCACGAGTGGTTCAATATCAAAAAATATATTTTCGCACTTAGAAATGTGCGTGATTAATTCCACGTAATTTTCTTTATTCAAATCATTAAAATAAATGGGTGTAACACGTGTTTGTATAATTTCGTTTATTTTATTCGTGTTTTCACATGAAAATAAAAAAAACGTATTTTTACAGTTTTCCATCAGTATTTTGAGATATTGTTGATTACCTTCGCTGATAATGTCAAAATTGTCTATGATAAGAAACTTTTTATGAAAACTGTTCGTTTTACAGAACGTATTGACATCGTTGTTCAAATTGGAAAAATTAATATCATTAAAGCAATCTAGTGATAGAGTAAGAGAATTGTAAGTTTCAATACCTTCCTTTTTATAATACTCTTTGATGATGAGATGCAGTGTGTTTGACTTGAATGTATAGGGGCTTCCTATTAATAGTAAGTTCATGTTATTGTTAGCGATATGATTATTGATTTGTTCTATGATTGCTTCCTTGTTTGGTGTGATAATCTCGTTAAGATTGTGAGGCAAGTACTTATGCTCAATCAAATCCATTAGTATTTGAAGCGTAATTTATTTAAATAATAATTATTATATAGTTTATATGGATTTCTATGAGGTATTAGGCGTAAATGAAAATGCATCAGAAGGTGACATTAAGCAGGCATACAGATCTCTTAGCTTCAAATATCACCCAGATCGTAATAGTACGTCGGAAGCTGGCGAACGAATGAGATCTATCAATGAAGCGTACGAGACATTGATTGATAAGTCAAAACGCAAACAGTATGATATGCGTGGCGCTCATCCGTTGGAAAATATTTTGAATGAACTATTCAAGGGTCAGTCCGGACAAAAGAAAGATCCTTTTGAAATGATGTTTAATCAAGGCATGGGATTTGAACCCGTATTTGCCCGCGTATCAACTCACCAAATGCCTTTTTTTGAAAATCACGAACCTCAACGTACGCCCGTATTAGAGAAAAAGATCGTGATTAGTTTTGAGGAATCTTATACTGGCGGACAATTGCCAATTACTGTAGAAAGAGAAATCAAAAACGGTAAAATAACATATCATGAAGAAGAAAAACTATATATTTCTATACCGGCTGGTATTGATGATGGTGAGATAATAGAAATAGAAGATAAGGGTCACATTTATAATGATGTTAAAGGGCCTATCAAACTTTATATTCGCGTATCTTCTAATAGCGTATATGATAGAAAGGGTTTGAATTTAATTTACACGCAAACGGTATCTTTCAAGGAAAGCATATGCGGATTTGCATATATTATGCAGCATATTGACGGGAGTAAATTAAATTTAAAAAGTAGTAGAGGTAACGTCATACAAAATGGCGATGAAAAGAATATTAAGGGGCGGGGATTCACGAGAGATAATCAAGTAGGTGATTTGGTTATTAAATTTAAGGTGACTCCGCCTAAATTGTTGACCGAGCCACAACTATTATTGTTTGAGGCAGAATTGTAACGTTCGCAAAAATACAATAAATTGTCTAGTAATGCATCGCATCTTTTTTTGGAATAATTACATGTAGCATGTAGTTCTTTCATTCTTTTTATACAATTATTATATCGTTCCATTATATAATGAAGCCAAAAACGTTTAGGAAAAAAGTCGTAAAACGTAAAAGATACACTAGGAAAGTTGGCGGTAGATGCAGAGGAAAATGATAAATGTGGATAATCTGAATAATGACGTTTTTATACTGAGATTTCAGATTATTATATTTGTATATTATAATGGTTAAATGTAACAAACAATATGGTGGGTCTGGAGTAAATGAGCAAGCTGTGGAAAAGACTGAAACCACAACCATGACCGAACCAGTCAATGGGAATACGACCGGTGCTGCTACCACAAACAACGGAATTCAAAGAGGTGGATCTAGGCGTAAACATAAATCTAGACGCAGGCACAAAACGAAGCGTAGAAAAACAAACCGTAGAAAAATGAAGCGTAGACGCGGCGGTTGTGAGGGACTAGCGTGCCTAACAGACGGTAAATCTTTAATTACGCAGTAATCTGGACAGTAACGGATTTAGCCAAGTTTCAGTTTCTATTTGCGCTTGTTCAAATTCATCTTTTGTGACATCTTTTATTTCGGATATACTACCGGCGCGATTGACTCTTTCTATTATTTTAGGATCTATTTTATCACTAATCTCTTCCAAGGTAGAAAGAGTTTCGCGAATATAAAATATATAGGACTGCCGTGCTTCTTCGTTCTCTCTGTTCGTTATATCTTCCATCGTAGGATCTCCTAAATCATTTTTATTGTATTCCAATTCATTTAGGATATCATCAGAATATATTTGTATTGTATCATTGATCATGAATTTCAATGTAAACGCGCCTTCTAAATTAAATAACTGAATAGAACCAATATGCTCATTTTCCTCAATATATGCATGAGGCCCTTGATATAATGCTACCTCGGCCTCACTTGATGCAGGGCGTATAATTAATTCACTTTCATGTGGTAGTTTTGTACCCTTTTTACATATAACGTGCATATAACCTGATATACTTACACCTATATCAGATTGTATCATAAAGTATTATAGTTAAAGTTTTTATATACTAAAGTACAATACTTTTACAAATATTAGTTGCCTTACGTTTTAACAGATATCTTTGATAATTATGGTGTTTTATACCTTCGTTGTTAGTATGTATAGTATTATTAAAGGCTTTGATCACATCCATTCGCAGAGGACGAATAGGTACTTTCCGTTTCAATGAAACAAAACAATCCATATACATATAATTATATAAAATTGAATTGTAAAATACATGGCTATAGTAAGCAAAAATGTCTAACTGGAACAATGTATACTCTCATGACGAATGCGGCATTTGTATTACCCCATATACCATTGATGATAATATAACATGGTTCCCATGCAATCATTGCGTTTGTCTGAAATGCTATTTGAAATGTACAGCGTGCCCGATGTGTCGTGCATCATTTAATGTAAACATTAAGCCGCCCATATACAAAAAAATAAATGATATCACTATACAAATTAAAAGAGAGAGAAGTAATAATAATGAGCCTTTGAATATGATAAATACTCTGAATATATTAATGCAATACGTATAGATTGCTCGGCATGATAAAATTGTATACGCATTTTTATTTAAATATATGTACTATATTAGTACATGCAGGTCTTGCACCTTCCTACCCAAACTATAACTGATGCCAAAAATGCAACTCGGACAGAAGAATACAACTGCACGAAGTGCAATGGATGTGTTGTTTTGAGGAATGGTAAAATAAGGGCGCCTCATTTTTCTCATCGTATCAGGTGTCAAGTTACAGTAGATTTGCGCATAAACAAACCAAAAATTAGTAAATGCGTTCACTGCAATACTGAAATTACATGGTCTAACCACGACTATGTATGGATTAAAGAATATGCCGATAAAGTATATTATTTTAAACAGGAATGCGAATTGTGTAAATATGGTCAAATCTATTTAAACCAAAGAGGTGCCGGTTGCGGTAAAACATACGAGAGTATTCAGCTCATGAATGACCCGAGATTTCAATACAAGACCACTTTTATTTATTTGACAAAGATGCATTCGGCAAAAGAAGTTATTTATACCGAAATCCAAGAGCAAGAGAGAAAGTTTAAATATCTAAAAATGGAAAAAAATGATCCATCTGGGAAACAATACAAAATATCTTTTTTAAAGAAAGATACCACAATTAATGTTCTCATTGGAACGATAGACTCGTTTACTTATGCTATGGCCGATAAAAGTGTACCGATTGATGACGAAGACTATTTCAGAGGAATCGTGAATACAATACAGCACGGTAATATTGTGAGCCCAGAATTAGTAAAGTATGCACAACAAAATATGCAACTGTGTCGCAAAACACTTGTCATTATTGATGAGGCGCAAGACTTGGAACCGGAATATATCAAAGCGTTTGAGTCGCTCATCACAAAAACAAATATTGATGTTTATGTGATTGGTGATAAGCTGCAAAGTATATGGGGTGGCAATAATATTTATACATATATGGAAAATAATGATCTAGCGATCCCTGTTCTAAAAAGTAATGGACGCAATCATGTCATGCGCTTTCACAATGAACATTTTAAGCCGTTTGTGAATTCTATCATTGATTTTAAAAAATATGGATTGCCACCGATTGAGGCCATTTGCAATAAACCTGGGTGCATTCACTCGGACGAGATACCGTATCATGTATTCAAAACAGATGATTACGACTATACGAGTGATAAAGTGATTGAATACATGACGGCGGAAATTGAAAAACACAATTATATGCCGCACCATTTTATGATTATATTTCCAATATTGAAGAACAATATTTTAGCCGACGTATTACATTCTAAAATACAGCGTTTTTGGACAAAGCGACTTGGATCTGATAAGCACATTTATTTGCATCGTTCAGTAGAAGGACAGACGATCAATCTTAAAGAATCTGAACATGCAACCCGTATTCTCTCTATTCACACATCAAAGGGAAATGGATGCGAAGTTGTATTTTTGCTAGGATGTACCGAACAAGCGTTGCGGGTATTTAGCAAACAAACGGGTAATTTGGTTTATGATTCACTGTTACATGTTGCGATTACGCGTCAAAAAAAATCATTGTATATTGGGTTAGACAATGATTATGATGATATATATAGGAGAGTTACAAATGCATAAAATTGAAATATACATATTATTGAAACCCTTGTAAAAATGAATCTCTTCATTCTCTCATTAAGTGTAAGACGATGTGCAAAATATATGATTGATAAGCACGTTCATAAAATTCTGTTAGAAGCAGTTCAAATGCTTTGTACTGCGGTAAGAGTGTTATCGCCGGATTCTGATTTGACTGGACTTTACCGCATGGCTCACAAGAATCACCCGGTAAGCATATGGTGTAGAACATCTCGCGAAAATTTTCAATGGACTTTGGATTTGATTGAGGCATTGCATAAAGAATGGCGTTTTCGCCACAATCATGAGAAAATACATAAATCTTATTTAGTTGCAAAGCAATTGAAAATTCCGGACGAGTTTCCCGAAGAGGGTTTGACGCCGTTTGCGATTTGTATGCCAGATGAGTACAAAACGGATGATCCTGTGGAGTCATATCGCAATTATTATCGTGGAGATAAGGCAAAAATGGCATCATGGAAACGGAGAAATGTACCCTATTGGTATGAATAAAATATATTTTTATAGTTTAATGAATACCGTAAAAGCGAATGCCGATGCTAAAGAAGACCATCTTGAATTTGACTTCTCTATGTGCCATGGCTCATATATTTGCGACGGCTCATATATTTGTTGTCGGCAGTATATTTATAGATAGACAACTAGTCAAAAGAGAAGCTGTTTGGTTTGATTTAGAAAATGGTATAAATATATGATGGTAGGTATATATAATGAAACGATCTTCTAGTATTTTTATGTTTTCTAGTATTTTTATACGTAATCAAAATTTACCAATTTGTTCAAAATGTGTTCATTTTATTGATCACAAAAATAATTATCCACATGATTCACTTCCAAGTGATAGTCTATATGGTAAATGTAAAAAATTTGGTGAAGTTAATCTTGTTACCGGAACAGTTGAGCATGATTTTGCCAGTTTATGTAGAGATAATCATAAAAAATGTGGAAAATATGGTTATCATTATGAACCAAAATATTTAGGTATTGATAAAGATTGGAATTTAAACATTGGTTGATTGTTCGTTTAGTGATACTAACATCACGCCAATAATGATGGTAATCACTCCTAAAAGTCCATACATATTTAATCTCTCTTTCAAAAATAAATAAGATATAATAAGTGTAAATACAGGTGAAGAATAAATAAGAGCTGATATGATTGATGTATTGTGATCCTTCAGAACATATAAATACAATATATTTCCTATAAATCCCGAAAATAATCCAATACTTAATATAATAAGAAGATCTCTTCTTGTCATATTTTTTAAATCATTTTTTACATCAGCATTACGAGCAAATGCAACCATGGCGATCAAATAAAAATAAAGAAAACTAGATATAATCAATATGGTGATGGGTTTGTATTTACTTAACAACAGTTTATGAAGTACTGGTTGTATACCCCATAATAGTGAAACAAATAACGCAACAAAAATATATTCCATTATATACCCTCAACACAATTTGTATTGGTAGAATTATAACCTATGAAACATAATGCACCAAATTCCTGCGTTTGTTTAATTTGACGTAGTAGTTTATCATCAATATCCTGTATAATAAACATATTTTTTATTAAACATTCGTTTATTAATCGTATAACCTTGTTTATAAAATCAAAATGTTCTACTTCAACATCGCCCCTTTTATTATTAAAACTATCAAAGCTTGCGTGAGCTGCCTGTATAATTGTATTATACCCTGACGTCTGTAAATAAGGTGCAAATGCCTTTTTCATTATCAGTTTGAAATTATGACGACTTTTTAAAGGCGTGATATGTGATGGCACCTGACTATTCATTCCTAATCTAGCATTTGCCATTTCCTTGGAACCCTTTCTTCTCTCCTGTGTCGTATCAAACGAATGCGCGTATTCATCTCCGTAATCACGGCATACAAAAAAGTAGTGATTTCCTGGAAATTCTTCCATCAAATCAGATACATTTTTTTTACCAAACTTATTGATTGCCTCTACAAATATTGGGTAGGGTATCAGTTCGTCTTCCTGAACATGTTTGAAACTACTTATCATTTCATCTACATTTGGATATACACATCCTCTGTACAGTCTCCGAATATTCTCTATCGTTATTCCTACTTCTGGATTTATATTAATTGATGCCTCGTCGCGGATATTTCTATTTTGTAGAACAGGAAGAAACAATCCACGTGTTTCTAAATTATAAAGACCTGAACGTAATATAGCACGTACATCTCCTTTATCAAAGTCAAATAAAAAGCTACAACTTTTGTCGGAATATTTCTCTCCTTCTGTCTTCAAATGATATACGCCTTCTTGTAAATGTCTCTTATGTAAAAATGTATACGGATACGAACTGCCGCTAAATAACGTATGTAATTCTCTATAATGATCTGTTGGATTGGTCACCTTGGCTTTGTTCAATAAATATTGATTGCATATATTTAAGGTACTTGCAACATTAGAAGGTATACCCGCTTCGGTTATCGTAGATAATGTTCGTCCAGGTAATATAACTTTATCTTCTTCTAAGGTTAACTCTCTGCCATGTCCGAAATAAACATATGTCATATATACAGGTGATATATTTCTAATTTTAATATCATGGGCATGGCAATTAAAAAAAAATATTTAGTAAATATAATGGGACAAACTAAAAAACGTGGTGGAGCTTCGGCAGAAGAACGGGGTAGACCGAGAGATAGAACTAGAACCAGAACTAGATCTAGAGGCAGAGCCGCTCAAGGTGATAATGAAAAATATACAGAATTACCGAAAGTAATAACAAGGCATCGTGGCAACGATTTAGTAGTTTATGCTGGACTAATACCTGGCGAAACATATTATGCTCATAAAGAAGACCAAGATTCGTATCATCCATGTAGATATAACGGAAATACATTTTTAATATTGAATAGACCTGATAATCTAGAAATTGACTTTCTTGAAACTCCTCCTCAAAATCAACACAGACATAACGGACGTGAAGATCTAAATTATAGAATATATCAATTGAAGAACGGTCAAAATTAATTTCATATTTTAGTAAATGTAGAATCTCCATCATATACAACATTGTGGCCCTTTTCCATCCATGAATAACGACCATTGATGCATGGAATCAACCCAAATTTGCCACTGTATTCACATCTTTTGTACCCACAATTATGCCACTTGCTAATATTATCATCATAGAAATAGTCATTCACATCCCATTCACCTGTAATAGATGTAAGAACGACTTCTTTTCCCGGTTCAACATCAATTTCGGTATATTTATTTAACCCTGATGAGTGTACTACCCATGTAGATAGGTAAGTCTTGTAGTCTGTTTTGTTGATAAACTTTGCTGTATACGGCATTTTTATAATAAAAATATAGATTTATTATACTTCAATTTTATATTTTATCTATTTTTACCGGTTCTACGCCAATGACAATAACTTTGTCTTTATTCGGATCAGGTGGTGGTTTGGTCAGCTCGGCCATAATCTCTGCGTAAGTTTTCTTAGGCATGTTTTAAATAAAAATATATAAAATTATTTAATTCAATTTTTATTCATAAAGTATCTTTCTGCTTCTTCGCATTGTAAATGTAAAAGATCCTCCGCTTGTTTCAATCTGTGTTTTAATTCAATATTCTTTTCAGTTATTTCCATAATATCATCCATATACCGTTCTTGTTGCTTTTCCAATTTTACACGCAATTCGGCCTGTATCCTTTTCTCTCTTGCAACTTCAGATTCAACCCATACGTGCAATGTTGCCTTTTCTTTATTTGATCGGTCCAGTTCCCTTTTTAGTGCTATCATTTTTTGTAGAACATAATTATGAAGAGCTTTTTTATGATAACCTACTAGTACATGTGTGTCAAATTGCGATTTATTCTTTAGATAAACGTAATCTCCCTGCAAGTTCTTGCAATAACACACGTGTACATTCGCTCGCCGATTTGCTTGAAATGGACATACATCTTCAAACGTTTGAGTTTCTTCATTCCATTCTGGTTCATATTCAAGAGCACCACTTGGAACAAGTTGAGACATTTTTATAAAATAATTACTAAAATATAAGTAATTCAATTTTAATATAAATAAATATTCGCAATAAATACAATGGACACTTACAATACAAAATACGGTATAATTACTTTATATAAAAATGAAGTTTACATTGGACAATCATTTAAAAATAATGTATATTGGGATGAAAATACTTTACTCAAATTGCGCCAATATATAAATCCGGATAAAGATATATTAGAAATAGGCGGACATTGTGGAACATCTTCCATAGTATATTCTTCCTTTTTGAATGATAAAAAAATATATGTATACGAGCCACAAAAAAATATGTATGAATTATTGGTTAAAAATATTAATCAAAATAATTTGAACGAGAAAATAATACCACATAACTTAGGAGTTTTTTGTTATGATGGAAATGGAAATATGAATGATATTGATTTAGATGGGGGAGGTGGTGTTGTTTCAAAAAGATACAATGAAGAAAACAATTTAAATTGCAATTTTGGGGGAATCAGTTTAGGAAACTCTGGCGAAAATATCAAATTAACTACTATAGATAGCATGGGATTAGATAATATAGGATTCATACACTGTGATGCGCAAGGGTCAGAAAATTTTATTTTTTCAAAGGGAATAGAAACTATAAGGCGCAATAGACCTGTTATTTTATACGAAAACAATGAAACATACTGTAAATTTTTATATAAAAATGTATGTAATTCATATCCAGAATATGAAAAAGAAAGTAAATTTGATATCAAAAAATATTGTATGGAGGAGTTAAATTATTCTTCATACATAGATAAATTTAATGGAAGTATTGACACACTTTTAATACCCGATAATATAATTTATTTATCATTATTTGAAGAGAGAATTTTTTCACAAAATGGAGAAGATGGTATAACAATGAAGATCGTCGAAACAATATACAATGATAGTAATAAATACTATGTTGAATTTGGCGTAGAGGATGGTAAAGAGTGTAACACTCGTATATTAAGAGAAAAATACAAATGGAATGGTCTACAAATGGATGGGTCTAATGAGAATGAAAAAATTAATCTAAAAAAAGAATTTATAATGAAAGATAATGTTGTGGCATTATTTGAAAAATACGATGTGCCAAACCACATTGAATTGTTGTCAATTGATATTGATTTTAATGATTTTTATTGCTTACATGAAATAATTAAAAATTACAGATGCGATATAATTATATGCGAATATAACGCGACCCATTCAGCAGATGAATGTAAAATAATAATATACGATAAAAATGGTAAATGGGATGGTTCAAATTATTTTGGCGCTTCCTTATTATCTTTTAATACATTACTTACAAAATATAATTATTCATTAGTATATTGTGAAAATAAGGGAGTAAATGCATTTTTTATCCACAATGATATTTTAAAAAAACATAAATTTATAAATGCTGGAGATATAAATAACCTATACAAACCTGCAAAATACGGCAATGGTCCAAATGGAGGACATATACAAGATCCTTATAATAGAAGATATCTTTCATTTGATGAAGTAATAACATTATATTCTGATAGTTTGAATACAAATACGAATGACAATATCATTTATTTATGTAATAAAACAATTGGAGATCATGAAATTGCATCTGCAAATAAATGGAAAGAATTAAATCCTGAATACGAAATCAAATTATATGATGACGCGATGATACAGAATTTTTTATTGATAGAATATGGACAATTATTTAAAGATATATTTGATTACATACCCGATGGTCCTATTAAGTGTGATTTTTGGAGGGTGTGTATTTTGTACAAATATGGTGGAGTATATAGCGATATAGACAATGTACCGTTGGTTAAAATGAGTGATTTTATTGACCCTTCATGTGACATGGTTACTTGTTCATCTTATATTTCATTTTTATATAATCCAAATTTTATAGTATGTTCTAATGGTAATATAATATTGAAGCGATGCATTGAGTGGTACATATGCAAATACAATAATAGACATAAAATTGGATATAAATACTGGGATTGGAGCGTAATGAACGCCTTCACTCAAAATTTACATTTGGAGAATTATAATAAAGAAGAAGGTTTATATAATTCCGAAGACATGAAAGTTCAAATAATCAAGGAGCTTCCTGGAAATAATTACTACGATGCTCATAACATGTATAATAGCGTGCGTGTTTTCAATAACAGAAGTACAATTTGGGATGCTTGTTTACATAAATTTATAC